GGAGTTGGCCGCATTGCGGATCTTCAACAGGCCCGTGGTTGTATCCGCCCACCACTGGTAGGCGTAGGTAGTCGAGGGCTCTGTTGCCCCTGAGTGGTTCGTGAAAACTGCAGCCAGCTGACCGTTGATGTCTGAACGCACCGCACTTCCGGTGCCATTACTTACAACACCGTCCGCTTGGGGAGCCACAGCGTCAGAGGCAAATCACGTCAATCAAGTTTAACCAGCTTTTCCATAACCAGTTGCACTCCATGTGAACTGCCGTGTCACTGTGCTGCCGCTGGAATTGAAGAAGCTGATGGTGAAGCCGTTGCCGGTAACTGAAGACACTTGGAAGTAGTCACCGGCCTGCATGTTCTGCGCTGTCACACCAACGCTGGGTAAGTACGCATTCAGGCCGCCGATGCTGGCGGTGCCTGTGAAGAAGGCGTTGGGGAAGTTGACAGTGGTGGAGCTGCTGCCGCTAATGGCTGCATTGCTTTGCTCAGTGCGGCGCTGCAGGGTGGCGAGGTAACCCAGCTCATCAACCAAGATGTTTTGCGACACGTCAGCACTGGTGAGGGTGGTGCGGAACTGGAAACCGCGACCACGGAAAGTGCCATTGACGAACGGCTGCCAGCTGCCCCAAGTCGGACTGCTGCTGGGGTTTTCGGTGGTGCTGCGCAGTTCCAGTGTGGCGTTCACTAAGTCAATCACGCCGCCGTCCCAATCGCTCCAAGTGTCCACATCCTCTAGGCGGCTGTCGATCAGGTTGCTGGGCAGGTAGCCACGGGTGACGAAGTAACGGCTGACGTCAACGGAGAAGGTGTTGCCGAAATCAACGGTGGTGGCGAACTGGTAGGTGCCGGACGGCTGCACGTCTCCCATCACGTCAAAGCTCACCAAAGCGTCAACGTCAGGGACGCTGTCGAGCAGGCTGGTGCCGTCAAGGGTGAGAGCATCAAACTCGTCGCTATAGAAGACGTTTGTGCGCGTGCCTTGGAAGGGTGGCGCGTCTAGGTCCTCTCGCCGGTTGATGAGCGTGAGTGGGGCCAGCGTGTCGGGCAGGTCGATGATGATGCTGGTTTCGCTGGCGCTCTGGCGGCCGCCGTCATCCTCAAATTTGACTAGGACCTCGCCTTCAACCAGCGGGATGATTGCTTCGGTGGCGCTGCCGGCTTTAGCGGGGATCAGGTCAACACTGTTGCTCCAGTTGGCGCTGCCGTCGGTGAGGTTGCTGTGGCGGATGTGGATCTTTCCGCCCACCTTCACGTCGAGGTCTACGGTCTCATCCCAACGCAAGCGGCCGGAGTTGGCGTTGATGGCCTCAAAACTCAGGTTTTGGACGTTGCCGGGGACAGCGGTTTTGCCAACAAGTGCAAACTGGGCAACGGCAATGGAGCTGCCTTTGTTGACATAGTTGTAAGCCTGAATTTGGACGTAAAGGGTGCCAGGCCGTGTGTTGGTGATCTTGATCGACGGGGAGGTGGTGTTCACCTGACTCCAGTTGTCGTTGTCGATCCGGTATTTGACACGGAACTCGGAGACGCGATCCTGTGGACTAATCCAGCTGAGTGTGAAACCAGAAAAGACGCTTTGACCGTCTTGATACAGGTATTCGGCGCCGGTGATGCTGCTTACTGGATCAGGCGCTTCGGTAAGGTTGCTGATGTCACGTGTAGTCAGCGTGTTATCGATCTCGATCGCGTTGTAGATGCTGCTGTTGTATTGCAGAGCCGTAACGCCGTAGATGCCATCTTCGGTCTCTGCAACGTTCAATACACGGAACTGCTGAGCCTCAACATCACTGGTTTGAATCAGCCAAACCGCGTTTGTACTGGGTGCTGCGCTAAAGGCAGTGCTGACGGTGATCGTGCGGCCTGATATTGACTGAATGGGGCGCTGCTCAGCAAGGCCTGACGGCAGGATCACCGAGATGGTGGGGTTGTTGGCCAAGTTGATGCTGAGGTTGGTTGCAGAATCAACGGTGATGGTGGTTGTGGTGGCACTGCTGACGCGACCGCTGCGACGGGTGCCGGCTTTCATCGGATCGGCAATGTCGAGCACCATGCCGGGGCGCAGGATGAGGCCGCTATCTATGGAAACCGAAAACGTGACGGTCTCGGTTAGGTTCTGTTCGCTCAATAGGGCCCACTTACCAGCACGGTGCGCCTGGCCTTGGCTGTAGCAACCAAGTGCTTTGATGTCTTTGTTGATAATGCCGTACTTGGCTACAGCGTCTGAATCTTCAACGTATTCATATTCAACTTCTCCCAAAGTGTCGTAGGACTGCCAAGCAACTGTGGCGGTTGTGTGGCGTGCTTTTTGAGATGTGCCGCTGTAGACAAACAAACCGTCAACGACATTGGACGGACCCAGAAGGTATTGCGAATCAGTGGGCTTGTCCTGCTGCAGCACCAAAGAGCCGGCACCGTAGTAAGCAATGCCACGGAAGAGGCTGGTCATCTCTTGGATGACGTTGTAAACCTCATCACGGCTATTGATTAGCAAGTTGCAGGAGAATCGAGGTTCAAGACCACCCTTGCCATCGTCAACAAGAGCGTTGCAGTATTGGCTGATCGCATAAAAGTCATAACGGTCGAGGCTGCTAGCTGGAATGGATGCCCCGTACCTGGTATTGACTAAAAGGTCATATAAGCAGAAAGCCGGGTCTGCACACCATTGCGCAGGACCAAATGTGCCATCCCAAACACCGGTGTAAGTGACACGTCCTAAATAGGTTGTGGTGTCAACAGTGGCATTGCTGGGCAACTGAACTTTTAGGCCACGAACCAAATACTTACGCCCAGGGATGGAGTCAAACTGACGCGAATCAAACCGCAGATATGCAAGGGCACTATTTGGGTAACTGAGTTTTTCGTCAATGATCTCGGTGTAACTAAACCAGTACGTGAGGTTTTGACGCTTTGTGCTGCTTTCGTCCGCGCTGACGCGAATCACCTTAATGTCAACCGGAAAAGCACCCGTCAGTGGGATCATGTAGTCACGCTGATAGCGGTTGCTTGTTTTGCCGCTAATCGTGTCATCCACTACTGTGCTGTACCCCCCTGAGTTGTACTGAACCTGAATGCGAATCTGAACGCTGTTACCAACAATGTCTCCATCATCTTCAATAATCTGCAAGGATGGAACCTGCAATGTCACACGCACTCGGTCCACATCAGAGTCTGTGATTGTGCGAACAGCAGGCGTTGCATTGACAATTTCAACGTTGACTGTCTTTTCGCTTTCCGTCCCGGCTGTGTTGCTGATGTAACTCTGTGCCTGTGTGCCGTTTCGGGTGGCGACGGTGTAGCCCTGAAAATTGGGGTTACCTCCAGCATCACGAACAGGTGTGCCTTCTAGGTAAATCCCTTTCTCGCCGTTTTCAATCCCTTCAATCTCGCCTTCACACAGCAAGTCAAGGACGCTGGCGTATTGGACCGATTGCAATGAATCGTCCGCTTCCGTTGGGGTGCGGCTTGACCCACCACCACCACCACCGCCGCCTTTACCGCCGCCACCGCCGCCACCACCCCCAGCGCCAGCAATGGCGCCTAGACCCAAGCCTGCGTTATGAACACGGATGCCACCGGCAATAAAGGTGTGATGCCCCTCAACCGTCAAGTTGTAGACGGTGCCGATGCCTAAATCTTCACGGCTGACAATCGGACGAAGGTGACCATTTTCGTCAACTAGGCAATCATCAGGGCCAAGGGTGCCGATTTCAACAAATGCGTTGAACTGATTGAGGACCCAGTGGTTAGGAGTGGCGTCCAGCACCGAGCCACCCCATAAGTTGTAGCGAACGACCTGCTCACCCTCGTGTTTGTGGACCTTAAGGATTTGAGCTTGGTGAAGAACGCCACGATCGTCAAAGCTAAGCACCAGCTGCCCAGCCTTTAACTCATCAATGCGGCATGGCCCCTCAGGGGTGCGCACCAAGGTGTGCCCTAAAAAGCAGCCACCACCTCCTCCAACACCAGCGCCAATGATCAGGGTCATATCAGTTGATCAACGTCAAGGCCGCTGGAGATCACAGCTGAACCGATGTAGCAACGGCCGTAGCAGACCGGAACAGGCAGGCCTTGCTTTGCAGTATTGACAATGCCGGAGAACGTAAAAGACTCAAATTTTGCCGCCTCACGACCGCGCTCCATTGGGTTGGCGGCAGGGCTTGACATAACAGGCGCTGGAGAAATGGCCTGAGCAATGCCACCTAAAACAAGTGCAGCGCCCATGCCACTCAAGGCAACACCGAGAGTTGTTAATGCACCAGCCGTTCCAGCAGTTGCTGCCGTAGCGCCAAAAAGACTTGTGGCACCAAACAAACCAGCACCAGGCAATAAAAATGACAGCGCAACTAAGCCAACACCAATTCCTATTTGTGCGCCAGAACCACCAGCGCCAACCAACACAGGGGTGATGCTGAAAACTTCTCGATCACTCCAAGGACCTACAACTAGCGCAGCATTATGGTCAGACAACTTTTCTTTCCCAATTGCAATTCGATAACCAACGCCTTGCTGTTCGCTATCCATCAGCCATTTTTCTAGGCCAGGGAAATTAACGCAAAGCGCTTTTAAGGCCTGGGCCGGAGTGTCAGCCTCAAACTCAAACCGGCACTGCCCGAGCTTTTTGCGCAGTGCGCCGTAGACCTTAACGACTTTCATGCCGCAGGACCCTGGCGGTGCTCTTCAAATAATACCCACCAAAAATATCCCGACTGCTCAGGCGTCCCTGTAGGTGGTGAAGGATCAACTGGTCACCAAGGTAGATGGCGGCATGGTTTGGCAGCGGTGATTGCAGCTGCATAAGGATGGCGTCGCCGTACTGCAAATCCTCAAGCGGGATTGGGTAAAAACCTTCATTGGCAAAGTTGTCTAGGTATAGGTTTTCGCCCTTAAGCCAAAACTGATCGCGGCGGTCATAGTCCCGAAGTTGTAGGCCCAGCTCCCGGTGATACCAGTCACGGCACAGGCTGTAGCAGTCCACAACGCCAAAGACGAATTCGCGTCCGACGTATGGCAGCTCAAAGCCGCTGGGTTCGCAGTAGCCCCACTGCTCGGTCTGTGGGTTGACAATGAGCCAAGGCAGGCCGGACTTTTCACACGCCACACGGTCAGCTTGCGATGGCGCTGGGTTGGTCTTGGGGTGGCTATGCACCACTGCAACGATCTCGCCCTGATCCTCTGCGTTGGCGTAGTCAACAGGGTCTAGGACAAAATGCTCATCGGGTGTTTCAGCCAAGTTGTGGCAGGGAAAGTAGCGCTTGCGCCCCCTGACCACGGCCACCAAGCCGCACGCCTCACGCGGAAACACATGCCTTGAGTGCTCCAACGCCTCAAGCTTGATCGCCTCTGACAGCTTCATTGGACTAATCCAGCCCCAGGGAACGAACCAAATGGCAATTCGGCGGTGGCGCCAAACCGGAGTTTGCAGGAACCAAGGCGTTTACCGCACTTGTCCTGGGCAAGCGTGCCGACTGCGTTGTCGTTGGCATCCCAATAGCTACTTCCCGTGTAGCCACATTCACTGCTGCGGTATTGCCACTGGCAGATATTGGCGATGATCTGACGCTTAGGGACCATTTGCCCCGCAACATCAAATTTGCTGGCCAGCTCAAAACTCACCGCATCTCGGCTTTCACTGGCTTTGCGGTCGATGTACCAAATCTCATCAGGGAACTTGGCATGAGGATCAGCACCCGGTTCACCATCTAGGTATTTCTTCAGCGTGCGAACCCGTTTGACAGTGGCACCACCCAAATCATTGCCTGCAGTTGTGGCATTGACTAACAGCAAAAGCGTTGTCATACCGCCGTCAAGGTTGGAGATCGACAGCGTGGGCCGCGGTAGTGTTCCGGTATTGCTGTACTCAAAACCATCAGCCTTGATTGGCAAGCGCACGTAGCTATTGCCGTTCCAAACGACGTTGCCGTTGATGCCAGCATTGCAACCGCTATGCCAGCGGTAGGTATCGCTGCTGCCGTGCAGGGTTGCGTCAAGCGTCAGCTCAAAAAGTTCGATGATTGCGCTGGGTGCGATTTGAGCAAGATCTTCATAAGCACTTGCAACAGCCTTCCAAACAACCGTGCCATCGGTGACCGTGCTGCCAATGTCTGTGGGCCACGCCGGTTCGGTGCTCCCGCTGGTGCCAGCCGTTGAGCACAGAAAAACAAGGCCGCTGGCCTGCAGCGTGCTGGCGCGGCGGATGGTGCCGACGCTATAGGCAGTGGTGGCAGCCCAAGCGGTATAGGCCATCAGGGTTCAAATACTTGGCGAAAGGTCGCTGAGATGTTGTTGAAGTTGTAGCTCTCTTGGCTGGTGTTCCAGGTATCGCAAACCCACTTCCCGGCATATCCGTTGGGGTCAGTCCAGTCAAAAGATTCAACAGCACCACGAGCACGCAGGAAGCTCAAGATGTTGTCCCGCT